AGTTGAATGAATTGCTAGATCATGGTCACTTTTGCCTTAAACCTTTTTTTGGTGAATCGTTTAATGTTGAAGAATTTAAATGGGAAATACTAAATTGTCTGGAAGCTGAAGATGAAACTACTTACTTGAAGTTTAAAAGTAAATTGCGGTTGTTTTTTATAGAGTCTGGGACTTATACTCTATTGTCGCTGATACTATTAAAACCTATACATAAGTTTCTTATAGGTGGACCATTTGGGTTAGGTTTAGAAATTAATGCTGGATCATTTAAAAAATTGGCTCGCGAAATGTTAGCCCAGGGAAGGGTTAACAGGGGTTTTAAATATCATTTACCCAGAAAGGACTGGGAAGTATTAGACTATATATATGATAAGTATCCTGATTTGATAGAAAGAGTATATATAGAATTGGATATATCTGCTTTTGATCAATCTCTATTATATCCTGTTCTAGTTGCTGTTGCTCTGTTCTATTGTATGTTTTATAAATATGATGGAGATAATGGTTTAACTAGATTGCTTATGTCTGATATGTCTTATCGATTATGTGTTAAATACCTCCATATGTTAGGTATGGATAGGGCTTTTGTTGTTCTTGGTATGATGTTTAGTGGTAAGTATGAAACATCTACCGGTAATACTATATATCAGTTTTTTGTTTTTGTCTCATATATCCATAATAAGATGAAAGTTTATGAAAAGAGTGAACATGTGCATATATTACAATTAGCTTTTGAGTACTCACTAATATATTTTACTTTTCAAGGTGATGACCTTGTAGGCTCTTATCCTAAAATTTTTGAACGTTGGTTCAAAATTACGTATCAGGATTATACTGAATGGTGTCTATTATATGGATTAACTATTAAGAAGGGATATAGTAATAGACCCATGATAGGAGAATCATACTTTACTAAAATTGGAGGAGTTTGGGAGGAAGATGATGAGAAACATGTCCAGTCTGTGACATTCCTTAAAAACGAAATTTGTGCTACTCATGAAGATGGAGAATATGTTGGAATTTTCCCTTATAGAAAAGCTAGTGACTTATTGTTTCGATTTGGTAATTCTGATAAGGCTTCAGAATTTATTGAAGGTATTTATGCTAAGGCTTTGAGTCTTGGCATGTTGACTATAGGTAACATTGAGTGTTACCAATACTTTCAACAAGCTTTTGAGTTAATAAGAAAAAAATATGAAATTAGTTTTGATCAAGTTGGTACTATGCTAGATACTATGGCTAAAACGTCTAATACGTTCTATCAGTTGCGAAAAAGTGAGATAGAATTTGATGGTGGTTTCCCTACTTTGAAAAATTTGAGAATACGACACAATGAAGAAAAAGAACCTGTTCGGTACGGTCTTCAATGTTATGCTAGGGATTCGCATTATGAGATTTATGATATGTAAACCTCTTTTTT